TCTTGCTAAGATTTACGAACAGATTGATTTTAATGAAGAAGCTAGATACTCTGCTCTTGTCACTCGTGGCAGTTTTCAATGGAAAAACGGGATCAAAGACACAGAAGTAGAATTTACACCAAACCCTAACGGAAGATTTAATGTAAGTTGGGTACCAGGTAAGAATTTACAAAATAGAGTAATTATAAAAAATGGTAGCAAGTATCCAGGAAACGAACATATTGGCGCTTTTGGCTGTGATAGCTATGATATATCCGGAACTACAGATGGCAAGGGTTCAAAAGGATCACTTCATGGACTCACTAAGTTCAGCATGGAAGAGGTACCAGCAAATAGGTTTTTTCTGGAGTATATAGCGAGACCGCAGACAGCGGAAATGTTTTTTGAAGATATACTTATGGCAATACATTTTTATGGTATGCCAATACTTGCAGAAAATAATAAACCAAGATTATTATACTATTTAAAAAGAAGAGGTTATAGAGGTTATTCAATGAATAGACCTGATAAAGTTTGGAATAAATTATCAGCTGCCGAAAAAGAAATAGGTGGTATACCAAACTCTAGCGAAGATATAAGACAGGCGCATGCTGCCGCAATTGAAAGTTATATAAATTCATATGTAGGTGTAAATGCTAACGGTGAATATGGGGATTTATATTTTAATGAAACATTAAATGATTGGGCTAAGTTTGATATAAACAGAAGAACAAAATTTGATGCGGCGATAAGTTCTGGTTTAGCAATTATGGCATGTAATAAAAATTTATATGCACCAAGGGCTAATATAAAACTAAATGATAAAGTAAATTTTAGTTTTGCTAAATACGATAATAAAGGCAATTTTTCAAAAATAATACAATAAATGACTAAAGTAATAACACAAGGTACATTCCCAAGCCAAGCAGTGCCGGATGCTGAAAAGGCTAGTTTACCTTACGGACTTCAAATAGCAAAAGCTATTGAGTCTGAATGGTTCAAAAAAGAATCGGGAAGTACACGTTACTTTGCAAATAGAGATAACTTTCACAGATTAAGACTATATGCAAGAGGTGAACAAAGCATTCAAAAATATAAAGATGAATTGTCTATTAATGGTGATTTGTCATATTTAAATTTAGATTGGAAACCCGTTCCAATTATACCTAAGTTTGTAGATATAGTTGTTAATGGTATTGGAGAAAGAACGTATGATATAAAAGCATATTCACAAGATCCTGCTTCAATAGCAGCTAGAACAAAGTACGTTGAAGACATTGTTAGTGATATGCAAAATAGACAGCTTTTAGAAGCGGTTGATATGCAATTAAACTTAGATTTATTTAAAACAGATCAAGATAAATTACCAGAAACCGATGAAGAGCTAGCTTTACACATGCAATTAGATTACAAACAATCAATTGAAATTGCTGAAGAAGAAGCTATAAATAACATATTTGATATAAATAAATATCATTTATTAAAGAAAAGGGTTGATTATGACATTGCTGTAATTGGCATGGGTGCCGTAAAAAATAGTTTTAATACAGCGGAAGGTATTAAAATAGAATATGTTGACCCAGCTGATTTAGTTTATTCGCATACAGAATCGCCATATTTTGATGATTTATATTATGTAGGCGAAGTAAGAAAAGTTTCAATAGTTGAACTTAAAAAACAATTTCCATATTTAACAGAAGAAGATTTAAAAGATATAGAAGGATTTGGAACTGGTAGTTCTAAATTATATAATAAATTTTATACTGGTGATAATCAGGATAAAAATTATGTATATGTATTATATTTTGAATACAAAACTTTTGAAAATCAAGTTTATAAAATAAAACAAACATCTAGTGGCGCTGATAAAGCAATACAAAAAACAGATGAATTTAATCCACCTAAAGATGCTAGGTCAAGATTTGAAAAAGTAAATCGTTCTATTGAAGTATTATATGAAGGTGCAAAAATAGTAGGGCTTGAAAAAATATTAAAATGGCAAAAATGCATTAATATGACAAGACCTAAATCTGATATTACAAAAGTTCAGATGAGTTATAATATAGTAGCACCAAGAATTTATAGAGGAAAGCCTGAATCATTAGTTAGCAGAATGACAAGTTTTGCAGATATGATTCAAATAACGCATCTTAAATTGCAACAAGTACTCTCAAGAATGGTTCCCGACGGAGTATTCTTAGATGCGGATGGTATTGCTGAAGTGGATTTAGGTAATGGAACAAATTATAATCCGCAAGAAGCATTGAATATGTATTTCCAAACAGGTTCGGTTATTGGTAGATCAATGACACAAGACGGTGAATTTAATAATGGTAGAGTGCCTATTCAAGAATTAAGAGCATCAGGTGGTAATCAAAAAATTGCAAGTTTAATTCAATCTTATAATTATTATTTGCAAATGATGCGAGATGTTACGGGATTAAATGAAGCAAGAGACGGAAGTACACCTGACAAAAATGCATTAGTTGGTTTACAAAAATTAGCAGCAGCTAATAGTAATACAGCAACAAGACATATATTACAAGGCGGTTTATATGTAACATTAAAAACAGCAGAAGCTATATCTTTAAGAATATCTGATGTTTTAGAGTTTTCAAATACAACAAATAATTTTATTCAATCATTAGGCAAGTTTAATGTAGGTACATTAAAAGAAATTCAAGAATTACCTTTACATGATTTTGGTATATTTTTAGAATTAGCTCCAGATGATGAAGAAAAACAGTTACTTGAAAATAATATTCAAATGGCTATTACACAAAAGCAAATTGAATTAGAAGATGCAATTGATGTAAGAGAAATTAAAAATCTTAAATTAGCTAATCAATTATTAAAGCTAAGAAGAAAACAAAAGTTTGAAAGAGATAGACAAATACAATTAGAAAATATACAAGCTCAAACGCAATCTAATGCTCAGGCTGCGCAAGCTGCTGCTCAAGCAGACATGCAAAAACAACAAGGGATTGCAGAAAGCAAAGTCCAAATTGCACAAGCACAAACACAATTTGATATTCAAAAATTAGAAAGAGAAGCAGCGATTAAGAAAGAATTAATGGAATTTGAATTTCAATTGAATATGCAGCTTAAAACGGCTGAAGCAGATGTAATTAAAAATAAAGAGAAGTATAAAGAAGATAGAAAAGACGAAAGAACAAAAATACAAGCTTCACAACAAAGTGAACTTATAGACCAGAGAAAATCTGGTAAGCCACCAAAAAACTTTGAATCTGCAGGGTTTGATAACTTAGGTGGTTTTGGTTTAGAGCAATTTGAACCAAGATAAATTTTTAAACAATTATATAATATTTTATTATGGCAGAAGACATTAAAGCTTCAGTGGTAGATGAAGAAGTACCATCTATTGCTGAAAAAGAAGAACAAGTGCTTGAAAACGCTGGCGTTACTGTTAGCGATGATGGCACGTACAAAGTAGATCTAACAAAAATTAATCAACAAGAAGATGCCGTTCAAGAACAAAAAGCAGAAGATGGCGTGTTACGCGGAAGCAGCGAGAATGAAGAAACTGGGCAAGAAACCAAAGTGGAATTGCAAGAAGTACAACAAGAAGAAAAAGTAGAAGAAACACCAGTATTAGAAGAAGTAGTAGATGATGAAACCAGTAATGACGAGGCTCCAGTGGTTGCAGAACAAGAAGAAAGCCAAGTTGAACAAATTGAAGAAACAAAAGTTGAAACCAAAGAACCAGAAATAAACTTACCAGAAAACATACAAGATTTGGTAAAATTTATGGAGGAAACAGGTGGAAGCTTAGAAGATTATGTTAGATTAAATGCGGACTATACTAATGTAGATGAGAATACATTATTAGTTGAGTATTATAAACAAACTAAACCTCATTTAAGTTATGATGAAATACAATTCCTTATGGAAGATAAATTTTCATTTGACGAAGAAGTAGATGAGGATAGAGATATAAAAAGAAAAAAATTAGCTCTTAAAGAAGAGGTTGCAAATGCTAAAAACTTTTTAACAGGGCTCAAGGATCAATATTACAAAGAAGTCAAGTTGGGTTCTAAGTTACTTCCTGAGCAACAAAAAGCAATAGATTTTTTTGACCGATACAATAAAGAGCAAAAACAAGCTGATGAGCTATTAGCGAAGCAAGCATCGCATTTTGAACAAGAAACTAAAAAAGTTTTCAATAATGATTTTAAAGGTTTTAATTTTAATGTTGGAAACAAAAAATATAGGTTTAATGTAAAAGATGTTGATAAAGTTAAATCACAGAATTTATCAAATGTTTTTGATAAATATGTTAATGAGAATAATCTTCTTAATAACGCTGCTGATTTTCATAAATCTTTATTTGCTGCTTCAAATCCTGATGCATTAGCAAATCATTTTTACGAACAAGGCAAGGCAGATGCTATAAAACAAATGTCAGCAGAAGCTAAAAACATTAATATGGATCCAAGAAAAACATCGGATGGTATTATTGATGCTGGAGGCGTAAAAGTAAGAGCTATTTCAGGTGATAATAATTCTAAGCTAAAATTCAAACTTAAAAATTATTAATTTAAAAAAACTTTTAAAAAATGGCAACAGTTAATTTTTCTGGCGGATTACCAACAGACTTAACGCCTAGCGTTAATAAGTCGGTATTAGCTGGAAGTTATTTAGACATTCAAAACAACGGATGGGCTCAACAATACTTACCAGAATTGTATGAGGCTGAAGTTGAAAAATATGGGAATAGATCTATTGGATCTTTCTTAAGAATGGTTGGTGCAGAAATGCCTATGGCTTCTGATCAAGTTATTTGGTCTGAGCAAGGTAGACTACACCTATCATATTCAGGTACAATTGCAGTTGGTACTAATGATGGTTTAGTTACTATTACAGGTGGTATCGACAACCATGCAATTAGAGCGGGACAAACAGTAGTAATTAAAGGTGCAACTTCAGGAGTTATCACTAAAGGTTATGTAAAAACTGTAAATGACCCTGCAAGTGGTGTAAACAATGACTCAACAATTTTACTTAAAAACTACGAAGCAGCTGATTATTCAGCTTATACAAATGCTGAGGTTGTAAATCTTTTCGTTTTTGGTTCTGAATTCAAAAAAGGAACTAACGGAATGGTTGGATCATTAAAGCCAGAATTCCAAACTTTTACAAACAATCCAATTATCTTAAAAGATAAATTTGAAGTATCTGGATCAGATGCTGCTCAAATTGGTTGGGTAGAAGTATCTGGGGAATCAGGACAATCAGGTTACTTATGGTATTTAAAATCAGAAGGTGATACTAGAACAAGATTTGAAGACTATTTAGAAATGTCAATGTTAGAAGCTGAGAAAGCTGCTGCTTCTTCAGGTGCTGAAGGTGAAGGCCTTAAAGGTACTGAAGGTTTATTTGCTGCTCTAGAAAGCAGAGGTATCGTGGCTACAAATGCTTTTGATAGCGCTACATTTACTTCTACTTCAGGTTCTCAAACTTTACCAGAAGTAATTTCTGACTTTGACTTAATCTTAAAAGAATTAGATAAACAAGGAGCTATTGAAGAAAATATGCTTTTCTTAAACAGAGATGCAAATTTAAAATTTGATGACTCACTTGCTAATATTTCTGCTGGATCGCAAGGTGGTACTGCTTACGGAGTATTTAATAACTCTGAAGACATGGCATTAAATCTTGGATTTACTGGATTTAGAAGAGGATCTTATGACTTTTATAAGACTGATTGGAAATACTTGAATAACAAATCTACAAGAGGTTCAATTACTGACATTAAAGGTGTATTAGTTCCAGCTGGTACTTCTTCAGTATATGATCAAATTTTAGGTAAAAACATCAGAAGACCTTTCTTACATGTAAGATATAGAGCTTCTGAAGCTGATGATAGAAAAATGAAATCTTGGATTGTTGGATCTGTTGGTGGAGCTTCTACTAGCGATCTTGATGCAATGCAAGTTCACTATTTATCTGAAAGATGTTTAGTTACTCAAGCAGCTAACAATTTCGTATTATTTAAGTAATACATAATATAGGTTTGGGCGTTTCGGCGCCCAGCCTTTATTTTAACATTTTTATTATATTATATCATGGCAAAAAAAGAAAAAGCAGTAATGGCTGCTGAAGAACCAGTAATGGCTTCTCCATTAAAAAAAGAAAATAAAACCCTTAAATGGGAAAGAAAAGATAGACAATATTTTTTAAAAGGTAGTAAACAGCCTATAATATTATTGTTAAAATCTAAGGGAATAATGTGGTACGATGAAGAAAAAGGATTTGAAAGAGAAATTACAAATACCATAAATCAAAAAACTCCATTTGTTGATGAATTTGTAGGACCAGCGAGGCTTGATCAAATTATTTTTAGAGATGGCGTTTTAACTGTACCAAAAGAAAAAACTATTTTACAGCAAATATTATCAATATATCACCCTGATAAAGGTAGAATATATGAAGAATTAGATAATGAAGCTGTAGCTGAAGATGATTTAGATATTTTAAATTTAGAATTTGAAGCTATGTCGGCTGCAATGCAATTAGACGTTGATCATGCTGAAGCAATAGTAAGAACTGAGGTTGGTTCTAAGGTATCTAACATGACTTCTAAGGAGCTTAAAAGAGATTTACTTGTTATGGCAAGAAACAATCCTGTTTTATTCTTAGAACTTGTAAATGATGATAACATAAATATTAGAAATTTAGGTATAAAAGCTACGGAAGTGGGTATTATTAAATTATCTAATGACCAAAGAACTTTTACTTGGGGTTCAACAGGTAGAAAACTTTTAACAGTACCATTTGATGAAAATCCATATTCAGCATTAGCTGCTTGGTTTAAAACAGATGAAGGTGTTGAAGTTTACCAAACAATTGAAAAAAGACTAAAATAAGTTAGTAGTGGTTGAGCCGCTACGGCGGCTTAATCATTATAAATAAAAATTATGGCAATAAATATAAACTCAGTTTACAAAGCGGTGTTAGTTGTTTTACAACAGGAAAATAGAGGCGTCCTTACACCAGTTGAATTTGATAAACTTGCTGCACAAGCACAACAAGAAATTTATACTCAATATTTTGATGATTTAAATCAATTGTTAAGAATGCCTCAGACATCATTGGCTTATGCAGATAGAATGGCATTGCTAGATGAAAAAATATCTATATTCAAAAGAACTTCACAATTAAGTTTATCTCAAGCATCAGCAACACTTAGTAATGTTAATGAATTGGGCTCTGTTATTTACACAGGTGGAACAACTGATAGAGAAGTACAAAGAATACAAAAACAAGATGTTTATACTGTAAATCAATCGCCTCTTACAGCACCAACCGCACATTATCCTGTATATACATATGAAAACAGTGTATTAAAACTTTATCCTACAACTTTAACAGGAACAATAGATGTAAACTATTTAGCTTTTCCAACTGATCCAGTTTGGGGATATGACATAGAGCCTAATTTAGGAAATTTTGTTTACAATAGTTCAAGATCTACAGATTTTGAAATACATAAATCTGATCAACCTTTATTAGTAAATAAAATATTAGGATATGCAGGTGTAATGACTAAAGATCAATTAGCGTTATCATTAGCGGCGCAAAAAGAACAACAAATAATCGTAGACAATCAAAAATAATAAATAATGGCAAATTTAAGTAACGCTTTCATATCGGTAAATGACATTGTAAATAACTTTATAATATCATATACTGGACCGGGTAAAATAATACCTGATACAAAAAGAACAGAAGTAGTATTCCATGCTAGAAGATGTCTGCAAGAATTTGCTTATGAAACTTTAAAAAGTCAAATGACAGATACAACTACTGTGCCGGGTAGCCCGTATGTATATAATTTTCCAACTGATTTAGTAGCTATAATAAAAGTTACAGTGAATAGTGTTGAATTTACAGAATCTTCATCATCATCTCCTGCCCAAGGAACATATTATCCAGATTATACAGCTAAAACAGTAAAATTTAATTCAAATGATACAGGGGCTGCTTTAGTATTTGATTATTTGTCAAATGCACTTACTACAGATGAAACAGCTGCTATTCCAAAATTAGCAGAAGAAGCAATGTATGCTTGTATGGTATATGCAATATTAGCTAATAGAGAAAACACAAATATTAATACCTTACAAAGATTATTAATAGAAAAAACTGATAAATTAGAAAGAGCTAAATCAAGACTAGTATTTACTAATTTTTCTTAAATAAATAAACATGGCAATAAATATTAATAAAGTATATAGGACTGTACTTTCTATATTAAATAAAGAAGGTAGAGGATTTTTAACGCCTGATCAATTTAATAAAATTGGGAGACAAGTACAGCTTGATCTTTTAGAAAGAGCTTTTTATGATTATAATAGAGTTATAAATAACAAAGTTTCTACAATAAAAAGTGATTATTCTAATTTGCCAAAAAATATAAAAGAAAAAATTGATGTATTTTCTAAAGAAGCAGCATTAGTTATAACAACAGGTGTTGCTCCAGCTCCGTCGGATTTATATAGAATAATAAATGTTCATACTTCAAATAGAACAATAAATGTACAAGAAGTCACTAAATCTGAGTTAGCACAAATTAATGCATCCGATTTAACTGCACCATCAGCATCTTTTCCTGTTTATTATAAAGAAGGTAGCAATATAAAATTATTTCCAATAACATTATCGGCAGCAAGCATAGATTATATAAAAATTCCACAAGATCCAATTTGGGCATATACGGCAGGAGCTAGCGGCTCGTATCAATGGGATTCAAACAGTTCACAAAATTTTGAATTACATGAATCAGACGAAATAGATTTAACAATAAAAATATTAGGTTATGCTGGTATTGTAATAAAAGATCCAACAGTAGTACAAGCAGCTAGTTCAGAAGAAAGTAAAATTATTCAACTTGAAAATTCATAATAAATGGGATTAATAAATGTAACACAACAAGCTTACTATAGCCAGGCTCAGCAGTTCACTTCAACAGGTGTAACAGATACGTATACAATAAATACAAATTATTTCCCAACATTACCTGCCGTAGGTTCAATTGCAATTTTTATTGGAGGTAAAGAAATAAATACAGGTAATTACTCATATAATTCTTCAACTGGAGTAATACAATTTATAGGCAATGCAAATAATAATGACGTAATTACTTTTACAAATTCTGAATATAGGCCAAATATTAATTTAATAATTATTGTAAAAGAAACTGCAAAAGCAGAAAGATTTGGGGGCTATAGATATATATCTTTAAATGATATAGTAAATAATTTTATAGTTGCTTATGTTGGTGAAGGTAAATTAATACCAAGTGTAAAAAGAACTGATGTTGTTTTTCACGCTAAAAGAGGTATACAGGAATTTAGCTATGACATTTCAAGAATTGAAAAAATACAAGAAATACAATTAGGCCCAAGTTTATCAATACCTGTGCCACAAGATTATGTACATTATGTAAGAATTTCACATGTTGATGACGGTGGAATTGAAAATATAATATATCCAGCAAGATATACGTCAAGACCATCACAATCAATATTACAAGATGATGACTATAATTATTTATTTGATTCAAACGGAAATTTATTAACTGGCACACCGGTTACAAATACAAGATTTGATATTTTTGATACAGATAAAATAACAGGTGGCGAATATGGCGTTTCTGCAAGTTATGATGCTGATAATTCTTTAGATAGATTAATGGCATTTGGAGGAAGATATGGATTAGAACCTGAAATTGCGCAAGAAAATGGCGTATTTCTTATTGATGAATTAAATGGTAAAATATCATTTTCAAGCGATTTAGCAGATAAAATAATTACATTAAAATATATATCAGATGGCTTAGGAACAGATGATGAAATGCAAGTACATAAATATGCCGAAGAGGCAATGTATAAATATATAACATATGCTGTTGCTAGTTCAAGAGTTGATTATCCTGAATACATTATAAATAGATTTAGAAAAGAAAGAAGAGCTGCAATGCGAAATGCTAAGTTAAGATTATCTAGTTTAAAATTAGGTGAACTTACACAAGTAATGAAAGGTCAGTCTAAACAAATTAAATAATACTGCATGTCTGAAATTAAAAATACCTTTTTAAAAGGTAAAATGAATAAAGATTTAGACGCGCGACTATTACCAAATGGTGAATATAGAGATGCGCAGAATATACATATTACTAAATCAGAAGGATCAGATACTGGTGTTATACAAAATATCAAAGGTAATTCTACAATAGGTTCCGTAAATGTACAAGGAAAAATAATTGGATATTATGTAGAAAAAGAATCTAAAAATAATTCAAAAGAACCTAATGATAAATCAAATAGAATATTTTATTTTGTAGCCGGCAGTAGCGCTGCTAATAACGGTATATATTATTATGATACTTCAACTTATAATATAGAAACTCCAAAAAATTCTTTTTATAATTTTACAACTTCCCCTCCAAAAGCTATTGTTTCAGGTTCATTTTTAAAATTTAATGAAAATAATTTAATAACAGGTGTTAATATGATTGATGATCTGTTATTTTGGACTGATAATAATAATCAACCTAGAAAAATAAATGTTTCAACAGCTATCTTGGATCCCACACATTATGATAGTGAAATAAAAATATCTGTAGCAAAATATTATCCTTATAGTGCGCCACTTGTTTTTAATAATGCGGAAACGCATACAGGTATGCAAATTTCTAAAACTACAGCAACAGGTAATACCAGTGGAGCATCTACAACAGTTACATTAACAGCAGCAAATTATGACGTATTTGCAGGGCAATTAGTTGAAGGAACAAATATACCAGCTGCAACATATATAGATAGTGTAACAAATGATACAACAATAGTATTAACAAATCCAGTTAATTTAACTAGTGAAGCCTTAACTTTTACATCTGAAAAAAAATATTTAGAAGAAGAATTTGTAAGATTTGCTTATAGATTTAAATTTAAAGACGGCGAGTATTCTTTAATATCGCCATTTACACAACATTGTTTTATACCTAAGACATATAATAGTGCAATTTCTGGTAATGATAATGGATTAAATATTGCACAATTAAAAGAAGCTATTAAAAGTACAGAATTAGAAAGTATGACAAATGATGTTGTGCAGGTTCAATTAAAAATACAATTACCCTCTAATGACGTATATAATACGCATGATATTGAAAAGATTGAAGTATTATATAAAGAATCAGATGAATCAATTATAAAATCCGTTTCATTAGAGCATGTTTATCAAGACCCTGATGCATTATCCCCTACATATATAACAAATATAAATGGTACTAATTATAGTTTTATTTATAAATCAACTTTACCATATAAAACTTTAACAGAAGAGCAATTAACAAGAGTATACGATAATGTTCCTATTAAAGCAAAAGCGCAAGAAATAACTGGAAATAGATTAATATACGGTAATTTTGAACAAAACTATAATTTACCTTCAATTGATTTTGAAGCAAGAGTTGATCAAAAAACTGCAACTACTCAAACAAATCCTGTACAAAATTATCATATACAATACCCTTATCATACTATAAAGCAAAGAAGAACATATCAAGTAGGATTAGTTCTATCTGATATATATGGTAGACAATCAAGTGTAATTTTACCCAGTGATATTGAAAAATCTTCAGTTAGAGTTGAAGCTAAAGACACTACTTTAAATGCACAAAGTTGGAATGGGGATGCTTTACAAATAGTGTTTAATACTCCTATACCCGATGCATACCATGCAACAGATCGTCCATTAGGGTGGTATTCGTGGAAAGTTGTTGTTAAACAAACTGAGCAAGAATATTATACAATATATGCCCCTGGAGCATTAGGCAATTATCCAACAACAGGTGTAAAAGTTTTAGACGGTATAGGCGCAACAAATCATACTGCTGATGATGAAAGAACATGGTTAACTTTGCATGGTGACAATATAAATAAAGTGCCTAGAGATATAACTACGAATACGCAGGAGTCAGGGGTTAGTGCATCAAATACAGTGCTATATCCAAAAATTCCAAATATTGCAGATACTACAAATTTTATATCTAATGATGGCCCTATAGATGTTATTAGTGTTGGCACATATAGAGAACAATCTTTAGTTAATGAAAGTTCAACAGTTTCTCATACACCAGGAGAACCATTAAATACTTTGCATGAGTCTGCAAAAAATCATTTAGTAGCTGAATTACCTGATAGCACATACGGAACATTAAAAACAAATTTAAGTGTTTGGGAAACATATCCTGTTCAAAGTGCTTTAGATATATATTATGAAACCTCTACAAGCGGATTAGTTGTTGAATTAAATACTGAAATTGCAAATAGTTCAGGTGGACCTAATAGTATTGAAATTGATGGTAACTCAACAGATTCATTTAATGAAGACGCTACTATCCCACATCAAATTGGTTCATTAACAGCAAAAGATGCCGGCGGTAGTGTATTATCACCCATAACTTTTCAATTATTATCTGTATATGCACAAAGTGATTTATCAACAAATATTGCAAGTAGATTTGATATAAATAATAATTATTTAAGAGTTACGCAAGCAAAATTTTATTATGGTTCAAGCGGTGAAACATATAACGTAACTATTCGCGCAACAGATACAAGTAACAATTATATAGATGATACCATAACAGTTTCTTTAAATAATGTAGCACCTTTCTTTACAAATTTAAATGCAACTACAACACATACGCATTATAGAGTAGGTAGCGTATTTACATGCCAAGCAGAAAATGGTAGCCATGATGATACCACTCCGCAAGATACCTTGGGATTAAATTATTATATTGTAAGTGTTTTTGAAGATCCTAGCGGATCAAATACAGATGTTACATCAAGTAATTTATTTTCTATAAATCAAACAACAGGTGTTATATCTAATGCAAGCGCTTTTGCTATTAGTGATATTGGAACTATTTATAGAATAAATGTTAAAGTATTAGATGCAGCATTAGATAATAATTTTAAAGATACTGGATATGTTGATGTTGAAATCACACCACAAGCTACATCAAGCTTTTTGTACAGTGTAGTTTTTAATGGTATTTGTTCAACAAATACCTCGCAACAATTTTTTATTACTAGAAATCCAAGTACTAATTCTTCACAATCTGCTGGATTTGAAATAGGAGATATTGTTTATACAACTTATAGCAATGGAACATTAAGCAATGCGTTTGCAGGATTTATAAGGACTTCTACATCTGGTTCAGGTCTTCATGCTAGAGTTGGATTTGGAACAGCTGGAGTAGTACAAGACATAAATGTTGACTCTCAGTGTAGTCCTTAGAGAATTATAAAAATATGTAATTAAATATATTATGGGAGTTATAAAGCAAATAGCGTACTTTAATGCAATATTTTTAAGAACTGAGCCAAGCCCTGGCCTTAATTATCAATGGCATATAGAAGAATCTAGAATTAAAGGTGGCTTTAATAACACTTTTATGGATTTTGGTGTAAGAGCATACGCGGTTGATGAAACATATGCAAACGAAAGAAGAAAAAATGCAATGACATATTCTGGTATTTTTAATTCAAAAACAGGTGTAAATAATTTAAACCAATTTCCTGTTGGTTCAAGTATTACTAAAGCAGTTGATATATCTAATGGCAGTATACAAAAATTATTTGCTGAAGACGAAAGATTAATTATATTACAAGAAGATAAAGTCAGTTTTGCTCCTGTAGATAAAGATTTTATATTTACAGCGGAAGGTGCTCCATTGGCAGCAACATCAAATTTATTTATTGGGGCTATAGTTCCTTATTTGGGAAGATATGGTATTGGAACAGTCCCCGAAAGTTTTGCACATAAAGGCGGTAGAAAATATTTTGCAGATAATAAAAGAAATGTAGTATTAAGATTATCAAGAGATGGGTTGACTGAAATATCTTATTATGGTATGCATGATTGGTTTAAAGATAATTTAAAAATATCTAATCATGTTTATGGCATGTATGATTCGGTTAAAGATCAATATATAATACATTTAGATACATCTTCTACAGATTATACATTAGGGTTTGACGAACCGGCTAATGGTTGGACAAGTTTTTATAAATATTATCCGGAAGGCGGATTTAGTTTAGGTAGTGATTTTTATACATTAAAAACTACATTAAATGAAGGACCTAATATTTGGAAGCACTATCAGACAACCAATTATAATAGTTTTTATGGTACACAAGAAAATTCTTATGTACAATTAATAATGAATAATGAAACTTCATTAGTTAAAACTTTTCATACTGTAAATTATGAAGGAACATCTGGTTGGAGCGTGCAAGATATAAAAACAGATTTAGATAATGTTAATGATTATACTGATCAAGCTTTTAATATTGATAAATATGACAATCAATATTTTAAAAATTTAGATACAAATAATTTAATTGGTGGTAATATATTTAATAAAAAAGAAAACAAATATTTTAGTATTATTAAAAATAATTCATCAATAAATGAAAATGAAATATTATTTGGTCAAGAAATGTCAGGTGTAAAAGGAATGTATGCTTCATTAACTTTTAAAACTGACACTAACGCAACAAATAAACAAGAATTATTTGCGGTCTCAAGTGAGGTTGCACAATCATCAAATTAAAAAAAATGGAACAATTATTAGAAATATTAATCGGGGCACCAGATGGTGTAACATTAGGGGCGTTGGGGCCTCTAGCTATTGCTGGTATTGGCGCTGGAATAAATCTTATTGGGGGCTTATTTGGCGCAGGTAAAGCGAGAAGACAAGCTAGAAGAATGGAAGCTAAGCAAAGAGAATATGAAGGGAAATTAAAAGCAGCTGAAGCAAATAGACAAGCTATTGTAAATCCATATGCAAACGTTAGAGATTTAAGTTCCATGATCACTAATCCATATGCTAATTTACAGGTTGCTACTAAAGCCGCAGATATTCAAGCTGCACAAACTGATTTATCATTAGCTACTACATTGGATACATTATTAGCAACGGGTGCAGGAGCAGGCGGTGCAACAGCATTAGCGCAAGCGGCTGCAAGAAGTAAACAAGGTATTGCTGCAAGTATTGAACAGCAAGAAGCTGCAAATGCAAGAGCAAGAGCAGAAGGCGAAATACAAATGCAACAGGCAAGAATGGCTGAAGCACAAAGATTACAACAAGCAGATATTCAAGGTAAACAATTTATGTTCACAGCAAAAGAACAAAGAGAAATGCAAAAACTAGACAGATTATCTGCATTGACAAGCCAATATATGGGATTAGCTGCTCAATCAAGAACAGCACAGCAATCCGCAATAGGCAGCGCGTTTGGCTCAATAGGTGGGGCATTAATTGGTGCAGCTGGTGATTTGGGAAAGTAAAAAGCCCGACGGGGCAAAATAATACGCCGGGGCCATCAAATTATAATTATCAATATAAATCAAATGATTTAACTGGCGTTTTAGCTAACGCTGCAAGAAAAGCCCAGTATGGGGGAATGTAAAAAATAAATTATGAGTTATAGAAATCCAAAAATTTATGCTGCAGATCCTTTAGCTTTTTCACAAAGCTTTATGCAAAGTTTTCAAAATACTTTTAATGCTTTTCAAAAAGTATCAGAAGATATTAAAAAACAAAGAGAAAGAGATGATCTTATACAAGCTGAATTAATTAAGTATACAAATATAGGAGATTTAGAAGGTGTAAACACTTCTGTTAATAATGGTATACAGCAAAGTATTAATTCTATGATTGATAGCGCAGCTTTTGCAAAAATGACAGCTGTTGAAAGGCAAAAAGTTTTAAACGATGTAGCAAAAATCAAAGCCGGCTCTGAGGCTTTTGTTCAATTATATGGTATTGATTTAGATGAATTAAGTAATAAAAGTAAATTAGCTAATCCAGAATTAGACGCAATATTAACTCAATTAAAATCAGACCCTAATAAAGTGAAAATATCTGGTGACCAAACTTCATTAGATGTTAAATTCACAACAACAACAGAAGATGGTAAAACATATAATGTTAGCCTTAGAGATATGAGCAAATATTTACCAACTTATAAATCAATAGCAGATGATGAAGCAGATTGGGAAAAAAATATAGGCGCTGATAGTAAAATAATTCAAGCTTTAATTGAAGATGATGCAAGAAAAGGTATAGAAGGTGATTTAAGAGCAATAAGAATTGCGGAGCATTTAAATAGAAAAGGTACATTAGATGCAGATACTTCATCATATTTATTTTATGAAAAAATATCTGATGATAAAAAAGGAGGTGTACTAGAATGGCATCCTACGGAAGATCCAGAAGGTAATAAATTAGATGAAGAAGTAAGAAAAGAAATTTGGGCAGCGCAAGATAAACTAATTCAAGATGTTTATACTGAAGAATTAGAAGAAAGAATATATACAATAAATGTTAAGCCAAAAGATAATGATGAAGATGAAGATGAAAATTTAACAGGTGCAGAAGAAACAGCTAAATTAATTAACAATCAATTATTAGTAATAAATAATAAATTTAAACCTACACAAATAGATAAGAGTGGACCAGGTGGGCCATATCCAGCAGGTAAAACGCCATCAAGAATAAAAGATGTAGAAGGTTTAATAAAATCATATAATAGGATTTTAAATATGGCTAAAAGTGCAATACAAAAAGATCCTGAAGATGGTAAATATTATATTTATAGGACTGGAGAATCCTACGGTGGTGAATTAAGTAAAATGCAAGTAAATATATTTAATTTAGAAGAATTAAGGCAGGCTGCTTTGAGTACAATAGTTGGAAAAGCAGGTATAAAATATTATAATACATCAGGCTTACCTAAAAATAAATAAAATCATGTTTGAATATAATGGACAACAATTTACTTTAGACCAAGTTTTGCAAATAGCAAATGATTTAGGTTTAACGTTAAATGAATATTTAGAAAAAAATCCAGGAGTTAAAGAAATACAACAGCCGGATTTTCAAACTCCCACAACACCGGGTGCGGTTGTGGAGAAAACTGCAGCACCCGATATGGATTCCAATTTGGTGGATACTTCTTCGGATTTACAAAAAAAGGCAATAGGTAGTGCATTAAAAAATATACAATTACCTGGGGTTGGAGGAATGGGAACTGGCGTTAGGCTAAGTAGTGCATTCGCTAAAATGTATAATGATACAGCTGAATACTTGAAAGGAGTAGCAGAAACAAAATTAAGAACAGCAACAGATTTAATACAAGTTTTTCGCCCTGATTTTACAGAAGACCAACAGAATCAAGTAATAGATATTATTTCAGATCAAGTATTCCAACCAATAGTAGATACTGTTGGAGGAGGCAAAATAGCTAAAGAATTAAGTTTTACTAAAGAAGCTATTGATACTGCTACTTATGAAGATGTTGAAAGAACAGCATATGAAGAATTTTTTAGTGATGAAGGCAATGCCGCTGATGGTATTAAAAAAATACTTAATGGTGTTGTTGAAGCTACACCAAGTGTTTTAGCAGCTTTATCTGGTCCGGCAGGGTATGCAGCTTTATTTGGATCAGCAGCGGGAGATGCTTATAAAAGAAAAGTTGAAGCAGGTGCACAAAAAGGTGATTTAGAAGCTTTCACAATGTCTGTTGCTCAAGGTGGTATTGAACTTGTTAGTGAAATGGTAACAAGAGGTATTCTTAAAGGTTTTGGAGGTACTGTTGCTAGTAAATTAGCGCCTCAAACAGCTAAAAATGTTTATAAAAACCTTACAAAAACTTTAACTGGTAGAGTATTTACTGGAGCAACATTAGAGGGAATATCAGAAGTTGGTGCTCAAGAAACAAATAGGTTTATTGATGCAATGTGGGATGATGAAAATGTATTTGGTTATAGAAAAGATGAAACATATGAAAGTGGTGATTTTAAATATGATTGGGGAAATATAGCACAAAGAAGTTTCGATACGTTCATGATAAGCGCCATCATAGGGGGAGGGTTAGGAAGTGCTAGTAAAACTGATGCTGCAAAATCATATGTAAATGAAAGGCTTTCTCCTACATTAATGAAGAAAGAAAATTTATTATTAACAAAACAAATAGGTAAGCTAGAGGCACAATATCAAAAAGCACCTAATCCAATTATTGAAACACAAATATTTAAATTAAAAAAACAAATATTAGATAATAAAAAAATAAACGAAAGAACTTTAGAGTTATTTGATGATAATGAATTAGCTCAGTATGCAGCAGGTAAAGTTGCTGTATCACAAGCTAAAGAAGGTTTAAAAGATATAACTGACCCTGAAACAAGAAAACTTATTGAAAATTCAATACAAAATCAAGAGTCTGCACTTGATGAAATATTTAATGCAAAGAAAAATCAAGTTATAGAAGGTGATGTTAAAAAATCAACTGAATTTGCAGAATCTGCAGAAAGTATCGGATTAGAAACTAAGGTATTTAAAAGCACACAAGATTTTGAAGCAGGTATTGAGGCAGATGGTATTAAATTAAATGATGAACAAAGATCTGAATTAGGCGAGGTTGGAGGTTTTATATCAGGTAATAAAATATATATTAATGAACAAGTTGCTGCTGAAACAAATAACTTAAATGTTGGTGGTCACGAAGTAATGCACGGCGTTGTGGCTGAAAAATTAAAAGCACTTAACCCTGAACAATTACAACAATTACAAAATGACTTTTTAGAATTATTACCACCTACCGAAAGACAATTATTACAAGATGCATTAAATAAAAGATATGATCCTTCTGAGCATGCTAAAGAATTTTTTAGTGTATTTTCCGATTTAAGCCAAAATGGTGATATAAAATATAATCAAACAGTATTTACTAAAGTAAGAGATTGGCTAGTTGAAATGATTAGAAGGTTTACACCTTATAAAAAGATTGAATTTAATAATGCTCAAGATGTTTATACTTTTATGCGTGAATATACAAATAGTATAAACAAAGGTAGATTATCCGAAGGTTTAGCTAAAGGCATTGGTAAAGTTGGTCCAGCTGAAGTAGCACTTTCAAAACAAGCATCGGATAATGTACAAAATATCTACAATGAAAAAGGTATTGACGGATCATTTGATATTATCGAAGCATTTAATCCTATAATTAATAAGCTAGTAGATAAAAGAAGAGAAGCGCCTAATTTTAATAGAGAAGATTTAACAAGTGAAATAAAATATTCCGATAGAGGAATACTTGGATTAATAAGAAGCTATGACCCCAATTCAGGCGTCCCATTAGCTGCATATATAAATAAATTTTTACCTTCAAGAATGATTGAAGCATCTAATAAAATATTAGGTGAAGAATTTACGGTTGATGTAACTGAAGCAAAAGGTGTTGTAGCACAAGAAACTGAAACTATTACTGAAAAACCAGTAAGTAAAAAAATAAAACCAAGTTCATTATTAAAAAATATTGAAGCTGCAAAATCTAAAATAATGCAGGGTCTTAAAAATGTTTCTGAAAAAGATTTAACATTTAAAAGACTAAAAGATTTATCACCAGAAACTACGGCTGAAATATTTGAAGTACCCGCTAAAAAAGTTACAGATCCAAAAGCTAACTTGAATAAAGGCGATTTAAGTAATGCCGCAAGAAATATAAATAAAAATGCAGATAAATTATTAAGATTATTGCCTAAAGGTGCAGTTGTTGAAGCTGCAAGCGAAAAATTATTAGGTACGTCTACAGGAGTTCCAAAATCATTGCTAGATGTTTTTTATACAAAACAAGAAAGATTAACCAGAGGAGCCGGTTTAAGCCCATATAAGCTTAATTCAATCAATAGACAACAGTTTTTAGAAGGTTTGGGTATAGTTGATGGAAAACTAAGAGAAGGTTTATCACCAAGATCACCTGAAGCACAAAGAATTAAAGGTATAATGAATCTTACAGGTAAGTTAATTACCAATGAAATTGTAAGAGCTGAAAGCGATTTATCATTACAAGCTAAACAAGATATAGCGGCGGGAAAAGCTGATGTAATGTTTAGTAAAGTTAAAAAACTTAAAATAAATGAAGAAGTTGCAAATGAATTTGGAGGAAAAATAAATAAAGAAAGTCAATCAGAATTACAAAGTATATTTAGAGGTTATGTAAAAATGATTGATCAATTACCTGATTCAGCGCTTTTTATGACGCCAAGTAATTTAGCACCTGGTGGTAATAAATTTAAAAACATGCGAGATGGCATTTTTGTAAGTCGAGCAATAGATGAAGCTGCTATTAAAGCTAGAGACAAAGGCGAATTATTAGAGGTCATTGCTTTACAAAAAATAAAAGAAGAATTAGGACTACCTTTGACCACTAAGGGTAAAAAAGTTGAAGAAGCATTTCCTTGGGCAATGGTAATTAAAAGCCAAAAAACAAAAAATTTAAATAAAAACTTGGCTATTAGAAAAGATTTTAAAAAGAATTTTAAAACTGCATTAGATGTTTTAGCCGGCATGTACAATATTAATAAGAAAGCTACTGGTCTAATTGTTTATAATCAAAACGCTAATGGTGCTGCAACTAGGAATATGGCGCAGTTGATTGGGCTAGAAGTAGGTGCAACAAAAATATTAGAAGAGCATGTGTTACAGCATGGTCAATTTGCAAAATTAGTTGGTGTATATTCTAAAATTAAAAATGCTAATACTAAAACAGTAATGGCAAATTGGTTAGCTAATAACTATATACAAATTGCATTAAAAAGTGGTGAAGGAAAAAACAGAACAGATAGCCATTATAAAGTTGATTTAACATATGATTTAAATGGTAAAAAGTATAAATCTAAATCAGAGCTACACCCATTTTTAGAACAAAAAATACAAGAAGCTATTGACGGAAAAATATCTTGGAAAGAAGTACCAAGCTCTAAGATAAGATTATATAATGAAGTTGTTAAATTAAATCCTAATGTTATAAAGCAAGAAAATATATATGATGCTGAAAGATACAATGTTGTTGTTCCTTCAAAATTAGCATTTGATGCAAATGTATATGAAAAGCAATCTGATTTAATATTTGAACAAATAAAAGGTGAAATTA